CGGCCGACGGTTCGGTGAGCACATGGAGCCCGACTTGCAATGATGTGCTGGCGGAAGATTGGATGGTGGTGGAATGAACATCGGGCCAGTGGGAATCTTCCTCATCCTCGCCGCAATCATCGGGGCGGTAACCTTCAGTCTCGGGTTGAGTGAGAACCCGCTGGCCAATGTTGTGCTCTCCACATCAATGGGGTTGGTGGCCAGCCTGATCATTTGCGGGGTATTGATCGTGAATGACAAGCCTCGGCAAATCCTCAGCAACTCACTGCTCGCCGCGGGCGTCCTCTGCTTAATGATCCCGCCCATGCTGCCCGATCCAGGCCAAACTGGTTGGTTGATCATGTTCGTGCTTTGCCCTATACTGCTCTACCTTGGATATCGGTTAGACCAAACGGGGAGAAAGTGATGGCACGAAGGATTAACGAGAGTGAGATTGGTGAGCAGCTTTCTGCTCAGAAAATCTGGATGCGCGAGAACTCCCGACGCGACCTCAACAAAACCAATCGGTTGAGAAAAGCGGGCGTGATGGTGATGCTTGCCGGCGTTGCAATTGCGCTCGCCTGTATGGTTGTTGGCGAGTATGCAGCATCGGTTGTCGGTGTCGCCCTCGTTGGCATGGGCACGGTATTGACCAACCGATGAACGCCGACAGGTATTGTGAAAAGTGCGAGGCTGTTACGGCGCGCAGGGCTGACGGGTATTGCAAAGTCTGTGACGCGTTGAAAGCTCGTGAATACAGAAAAGCAAACCGTGAAAAGGTGCGTGAGAAAGATGCTGCCAGATGGATTGTTAAACCCGCTGAGCAAAAGGCGCGCGCAAAGGAAACTTCACGGTTGTGGGCCGAACGCAACAAAGGGAAGTTGTCTGAGCGCAATCATGAACGACACCTGACCAACCAAGAAAAATTTAATGCCAGAAGCGCGTTGTGGGCCAAGAACAATCCAGATCGTCAAAAGGAACGCACAGCAAGGTATCACGCTGAAAACCCGCACAAGGCCAATCACAGGTCACGGGTGCGTCGAGATAAACTTTCGCACAGTCAGCCAAAGTGGGCAAACCCTGATGCGATAAAAGCGATCTATCTTCAGGCCGCAGAGTTTCGTGCAGCCGGGATAGATGTTGAGGTTGATCACTTTTATCCGTTGCAAGGTGAGTTTGTGAGCGGGCTTCATTGTGAAGCTAATTTGCAAATAATAACTTCCCATGAAAACAGATCGAAACAGAACAGGTACATCCCATGACCGTATCGGCCGCGCAAGTAGGGTTCAATTATGTTCCGCGTGCTCAGTTTTTGGCATATCACAATCGGACACAGCGATACGCCTGCCTACTGGCGCACCGCCGCGCTGGTAAAAGTTACGCTCTGTTGAACGACATCATCGTTCGGGGCCTAACCCCGCGCCCTGATGGTCTGCGCCAACAGTTTGCGATGATGGCGCCAACTCAAAGTCAGGCCCGAACGATTGCATGGCAATACCTGAAAGATCAGACCGCCTGCTTTGCCAATTGCCGCGGATACAAATCACTTGAGCAGCACCTCACAATAACCCTGCCTGACCCCAGAGATACAAACAAAGCAGGCACCACGATCATGCTGGTGGGTGCCGAGAACGCCGAGCGGCTGCGGGGACTGTTCCTTGACGGCTTCATATTGGACGAGGCGGCCGATGTACCAGACTTCGTCATCACGCAGATCATCCGGCCGGCCTTGGCCGACAGGCAGGGGTGGATGACCATCGCTGGCACGGTCAAGAGCATTGATGACTATCTCTGGCGCACCTATGAGTTGGCCCAGCGCGCGCCGCTGCTTTGGTTCAGCCTCAACCTGAAGGCCAGCGAGTCCGGCATTCTCCCTGATCACGAGCTTGAAGACCTTCGGCGCGGGATGAGCGAGGAATCCTATCAGGTTGAGTTCGAGAACAACGTCCATGCAGCGGTCACCGGAAAGATATTCCTGCCCTACATGGTGGATAAGCAGATCACCAAGGTGCCTTACGACCCCGCCGGCAGCGCCCCGATCACCGGCTGGGACTTGGGTATGTCCGACAGCACAGCGATCTGGGTGCTGCAGATGTGCGGGCGCGAGCCCCATCTGCTCGACTACTATCAGGCCAGCGGCAAGGGCCTTGACCATTACGTTGAGTGGTTACGCAAGCTGCCCTACGTCAATCGGCTGGGCGCGCACCTGCTGCCGCACGACTCCAAGGTTCGCGAACTCGGGAACGGGGGCAAGTCCCGCATCCAGAGTTTGCGTGAGATGGGCATGCGGAACCTGAAGGTGGTGGCCAAGTTGCCGAAGGACCAGCAAATCGAAGCAGGTCGCCTGCTCATGCCGAAGTGTTGGTTCAATAAGGACAACACCGAGGAAGGGCGAAAGGCGCTGCGTAACTACAGCTTCAGCTTTGACCCAAAGCGAAAGGTCTTCAGCCAGTCACCGTTGCATGATCAATACTCCAACGGCAGTGATGCATTCCAGACGCTCGCTGTCGGCCTAACGCGCGCCATGGCGGTCGAAGGTGGGGGCGGGATGGATGATGATGCCCTGATGGGTTTGAATTTTGACGACGAGCGGCCGGTGGCGGCGGCATTCGAAACGGACTATGGGGTTTTCTGATGCTATTGTGATAGTTGTGGTTGCCCTTCTGATTATTTGGTTCTTTGGACCGTGGTGATTAGGTTGCACTTATGGTTGGATGCGAATACAATCCTCGAAATATTAAGGATTCGCCATGGCCAATGTTCGCTTGCTCCGACAGTCGATTGAAGATTATCAGAAGGATGCCGCTGCCGCCAACGAGGGTTATGAAGCGGCTTACGGAAATTACGCAACGGAATTCGCCGCGGCGCAAGCAGCAGAAGCCGCTGCGGTTAAAGGCTACAACGACAGGTTGGCCGCCGCCGAAGCTTCCAAAACCCCCTTGGCTGTTGATATTGGCTCAGGTTATAAGATCATCGGGACAAGTGGTGATGGGCGGGTTGTACCTGTTGTTTCAGATTTAAAAAATCAGGTTGGTGATTTCGTTTTCACAAGATTACCTGATGGTAATCTTCAGCTTTATAAGTTGGTTCAACAGGATTGGCAGAACAAGGGTTACAAAGCAGTTGAGCAACCTGTACCTGCTCTTGAAAAACTGACACCAACGGTGATGCCAACGGCTCCCGCGGAACCGAAGCCTGTTCAGGCACCCAATCTCACGGTAAGCAACACCAGAGAACTGATGAACCCTGGGCAAAATCAAGCCCAGCTTGATATGCAATCAGCAAAAGGTATTCTTGGGAAATCAGAATTGGCCGGTGATCAGCAAGCAGCAATGCGGGGCAGCGCCTTTGTTGATCCCAATGATCCACAAGGTTTGAAAGAGCGCGGAGTCTTGGCGCGTGTGATGGGCGGGCAACTTTAATGGGTAACCAAACAATGATAGATACTGAAGATAATCCCCTCAGCGCACTTGATGAAATGAGCCCTGATGAACTTGCTGCAGCTGAAGAAGCGGCGGCCGCACATGAAGTTGAGCAGGGCGACAAGCGTGATCAACTGGCCAAGATTCTTGTTGCCCATCGTGATGAGGCTGTCAAGTATCGGTTGGCATCAGGTATTGAAACGCAGTGGGCCGAAGACCAAGCCTACTATGAAGGTCGGGATGAAAGCGAGAAGACTCTTTATTACAAGGGTCTGACCGACACTTCGCCCTTGATCGCCAAGCCAAAATCAAAATACCGCTCAAGGGTCTTCTTGAACATTACCCGGCCGTATGTTGAAACGGCGGCCAGCAAGGTGATTGAAGTCCTGAGCCCGAGTGATGCCCGCGCGTGGTCGCTTGAAGCATCACCTATACCTAACATGCCTGAAGTTCCGAGCCCATTGGTGAAGTCCCTGCAGGTGATGGCCCAGCCCGCTCCGCAGGAAGGCCAAGCGGCGGCGCCAAAAGAGGTTGATCCTGTCGAAGAGATGATCAACGCCGCCAACCGCGCGGCCAAGGGTGCCCAGCTTTGGATTGACGACAAGCTTCAGCAGTGTGATTTCGCTGGTTCCACTCGGGCCTTGGTTGATGAGTCAAGTCGCCTGGGCACCGGGGTCATGCGTGGCCCGGTTCCGTCCAAGCGCAGAACCATCAAGGTTGATTTCGACAAGGCCGCCGGCACCGAGAAGGTAAGTGTCCTTGAAGAAGTGGTTCCTGAATCAAAGTGCGTCAGTGTTTGGGATGCCTATCCTGACCCGGCTTGCGGCGACAACATCCACAATGGCCAGTTCTTCATTGAGCACGACCGCATGGTTGAGAAGCAGGTTCGTGATTTGATCGACCAACCCGGCTACATCAAGTCGGCGCTATTGGATGTCATCACCCAAGGGCCACGCACGAGCGCTACCTCAGAAATGGCGGCGGCGCCCCACGAGTCGAAGGACTTGGCGACGGCGCGCTTCCATGTCTGGTACTACTACGGCTTCCTCAAGCAAGAAGATGTGATCGCCATGCAGTGCGATTGCACGCCTGATGATGAGATCGCGAACATCGGTGTGCCGGTGATCATCACGATCATCAACGACACGCCGGTAAAAGCCCACTTGAACCCGATGAACGATGGGCGCTTCCCTTACGACTTCATGTGTTGGCAGCGTGTGGCCGGCAGCCCGTTCGGTATCGGCATCGCCCGTCAGATCAGATCGTGCCAAGCGATCCTGAACGCTCATGTGCGTGCGATGATGGAAAATGCGGGCCTGAGCAGTGGGCCGCAAATCATCCTCGCCCGCGGATCAGTCGTTCCGGCCGATGGCTCATGGGAGATTACCCCACGCAAGGTCTGGCTGCTCAAGCCTGATGGTGATGTGCAGGATACGAGCAAAGCTTTCAACGCTTTCAACATCCCGAGCAACCAGCAAGAACTCTTGGCCGCCATTGACTTCGCCCTGAAGATGGCCGAGAACGTGACTGGTCTTCCGATCCTGCTCCAAGGCCAATCTGGCCCGAACGGCGTGCCTGAAACTCTCGGGGGTATGCAACTGCTCGTGGCCAACGCCTCATCGCTCCTGCGGCGCATGGCGCGCATCTACGACGACTTCCTGACCAAGCCACACATCTCAGCCTACTACAACTACCTCCTGCTTTACGCGGAAGATAGTTCTATTAAAGGTGATTTTAAAATCATACCTCACGGTTCGACATCGTTGGTTGCCCGTGATCAGCGGAACGTCTTCATCACGCAGTCGGCGCCGCAACTTATGGCCAACCCTGGATTCGGCATCGACCCGACACGCTTGTTTAAGCAGATCGCCAAGATCAACGGGATGCTCG